CCTGTGGTGTTTGCATTTAAAGCTGACCTACCAACTGCTGTGTTGTTTGCCCCTGTTGTATTCTCACCTAGCGAGGAAGTCCCAATGGCTGTATTGGCATCAGCAGTCGTGTTTGATGATAAAGCAAACACACCCACTCCAACATTGTATGAACCCGTTGTGTTGGCGTCTAAGGTATCTTTACCTACTGCGGTGTTTTGCGTACCTGAAGTGTTTGCATCTAAAGCTCCATATCCAATAGCAGTGTTATGTGAGGATGTTGTTGCTGTTCCTAAAGCTGAAGCACCTATTGCTGTATTGGTAGTACCAGTTGTTAGTTTGTCTCCTGCTCTGTCGCCCATCGCAGTATTATTATTACCAGTCGTTACATCATTTAAAGCTTGATAGCCAACTGCTGTGTTGTTATCTGCTGTGGTTGCTGCTGCTAATGCTGTTGCACCAACAGAAGTATTTCTTGTTCCTGTGGTGTTTGCTAGTAAAGCATCTCTACCAACGGCAGTGTTGTTAGATGCTGTGGTAGCAGCATTTAAAGCACCTTTACCTACAGCTACGTTGTCATCGCCTGTTGTAGCCGTTGCGAATGCACCAGACCCTAGAACAACATTATTTGCTCCTGTTGTATTAGCTACTCCCGCATAACGCCCTACAAAGGTGTTTTGTGAACCTGAAGTATTTGCTGTTCCAGCATTAGAGCCGATTGCTGTATTGTAGGATGCTGTGGTTATTGCGTCACCTGCAACATAACCTACTAAAGTATTTTCATCTCCCGTAGTAATAGCCGTACCTGCTTCATCGCCAACTGTTACGTTGTAGTTACCACCAGAAGCGATACTGTTACCAGAGTTTTTACCTAGAACTAAGTTACTAGTTCCAGCCGTATAAGTTTGCAAGTCTCCGTGTAGAAGTACTGTATCGGCTGACTCATCCCAAAGAAAGTATTTACCCGAAGTAGCACCAAAGAATTTAACGTCATAACCCGTATCGTCTACGCCTACGGTTACTGTTCCTTGGTTGGATAATGCACCAGCATTAGTTAATGCTGCGGTTTTAGTGGTTCCTGCTAAGTTTACATCCGTTAATACGTCATAAACCACACCACCAGACCCAGCTCCGTCAGTGGCTATAAATTTTGTTTCTCCTGCTAGGATTGCTACGTTAGCTCCACTACCGCAAGTGAATGTAAGTGTGTATGAAGTGGCATTTTCCATCATCCATACTTTAGAGGCTGTGTTAGGTAACAACGTAACAGTACACGCTTGACCACCGCCCGTAAGTTTAAGGTACAAGGCCCTATCAGAATCGGAAGCTCCGTCTGCAATAGTAATGTTGTCGGTTGAAGCGTTAGCTATGGCTCTAGTGCCATAACCAAGAGCTTGTCCAATCAACTCTAAATTCGTATTTGTTGTAGTTCCCCAGGTTCCACTGGCATCACCAGTGGCCATTTCATTAAGTCTTAGATTGTTAACGTATGTACTTGCCATGTTTTATCTCCGCAAAGAATATAGTATATTATTTTTATTATCTCGTCATTGTAATTATTACGCAACTTCTTCCCAGTCAGGGCTTTGAGAAGTTGTTATTGCAGCCCAGCTTGGGGATTGATTGTCGTCTATTAAACCCCAAACAAATATGTGCCCAACTGATGCTGTTAAAGTGTCTAATGTAACAACAACATTGGCCTCTGAGTCTGTGCTTACAGATCCTAAAGCGCTGGTCATTTCGTAACCAGTAATTGTTATGATTACGTTATGGTGTACGGTTACAGAGCCAATTGATCCTGTTGCTGCGCCAAGTGTGATAGGTACGTTTGCTTCACCATCTACATCTACATTTACAGCGCCAAGTGTACCAACAGCACCCGCTACTGAAGCAATGGCTTGTGCGTTTACACCCGCAACGGGTGCACCTGTTGTACCAACTAAAGAAGCTGGGGTTACATTGGCTTCTGCATCAACTGTTGCAGTACCTAATGCGGAAGTTGCGGCTAATCCAGTAAGAGTAACGGGTAAAGGCTCACCCCAGGTTAATTGTCCCCAAGTCCCTCGACCCCAACCGTTAATGTTGGCCATCTAGAAACTAAGCGATTCTGATAATCGCTGTGCTTGCTGCTGCGGCAGGAAATACAATTGTAAAGTCTCCTGCTGTGGATGTTTTATCTCCACCAAAATCTATAGTTGCTACAGACACATCAGAATTTGTGTCGTTATAAATCATACAACCTCTAGCTGTGACAGTGGCTGTACCGAAAGTTAGATCCGCAAAGTCTGTGAATCCTGTTGTGCCACCACTTGTTGGGTTTACATTAGTTAACGCTGCACCAGCAGCAGTGTAGTTTGTTCCTGATACCTCAGCAGTTGTAGTATACGCAGTAGTTGCAGCCCCCATTGTTGCTGAACTTGTGTACAAAGCCAGTTTAAATGAGTTGCCTCCTGAAGCTAAAAAATTATGCTTAGCTTCTAACAGTTCTTTTTTAAAGCTAGTTGTTAGTGTTGATGTAATTGCCATTATTTTAACTCCTTCAATATTATTGCTAAATCTTCGTGTCCTTGCTCTATAAGAAGGTTTCTCATGGTACAACGCTCACTGTTGATCGCTTCTTTAATATAATAAAGTATTGTATTGTAAATTGCTAGTCTGAAAGCCTCGGCTTGAAGTCGAACGTGAGGTTCTGCACTATCAGAAATGCTGCATATCCTAGCCGTGCATGTTTCTGCCCAAAATTCAGGTGAATGCCCTTTGTTTTTAGTGGTAACAACTTCTATAGCGCCCAAACTTCCTGCTGTATTTACTTCTATCATATTAATACCTTTTTGCTTCGGGTGGAGTATTAACCGTCATAATAACTTCACCATCTTCCCTGTGCTTTTCTTTCATGAGTTTACTGTATTCTTTATACCCCATGGTAAAAAACTCATCTTCGTCTATTAAAATTAATGTTGGGTCTTCAAGACGATGATACCCATACAATTTTTCTTGAATTGGAACATCGGTGTCTAAAAGTCCCGATCTAGGAGCAACGCTTACTACCATTCCATTTTCTATACACTTAGCTAACCAAAATTCTACACAGGATCTTCCCGCCTCAGCAAAATGTAAATTACCTTTATAGGTAAAATCTATACCAAATAAACTTAATTTAGCCACTTTGTTATATAAAGCAAAAGCAATAGCAAAAGGAATTGTATTATTAAAATAAGAACATTGAGTGGCTTTAACAACATCAAGTAAGGGGTACTCAACTAAGCCCGGACATCTTTCATCTAGTTGACACGTATAAATAGGCCCGGGGTGTTCTTTAACCACACTAACCATAATTCCTGTTTGGCTCCCCGCAGCATCTGAGTCTAAAAATCTAGAAGCTGGGTCCATCATAAACACTCTGTCGCAGTCTGTGATGCCCGCCATAGCATTAATACCCCAAACTTCGTCCCATTTTTTACTGTGTGATTTAGCTAAATGAAAGTCTAATTGGCTTTCGCCCATTGCAACCAAAGCAATTTCTGCTCCTTCTAACTCTTTAATTTGACTCACGTAGTGGGTATTCTAACTTGATCGTATCTGTATTGTGATTGTGTTCCAGCGCCTTCGCTAGTGTTTCTAAGCCTGTCTAAAGCATCTTGAAATCGTTGTTCATACCCGCCTATTTCAGCTGGATCCATTTTTAAAAAAGTACCTGCTTCTACTAATGCTCCATAAAGCATACAGTTAATAGCATTTTGAGATAACCATGTTGTACCACTATCTGCTCCTGCTGTTAAAGAAGTAGGCCTATAAAAATAATGCAGTTCAAACGTAAAGTTAGCATTTGGTGTAGGGGCTAAAATAAAAGAGTCACTATCAAACTCCGCGTAATATTTAGGAGCCCCGGTCTCGGTTGATACTGGTTTATAGCTTTTCATAAAACTTACTTGTTTTAATAAAAGATAATTATAAACATTGCTCGTGCTAATTGTAGCTAAGCTAAAAGGAGCTAAAAAATCATTGGGCATTGCCAGATAAGTTGTACCGGATGTTGCTGTACCAGTTACATTCTTTTTAAAATTGTCCAGCCATACATTCTTTAATATACGTTCTTCTGTTTGTAAAATAAACGTAGGCAACGTAGCCACAAAAGTAGTCTCAGAAGTATCTACATAATTCTCTATGGCTGTTTTTAATGTGCTGTACGTAAAACTCATGTCGTTGTTATTGTAACATCACCTACGGAAGCAGTCATTTCAGTCGGTGTTGTTAATACTGTACCAATAATACCTAATCCAACGTTTGTGTAAACAGTAAATGCACTTGGTACTACGCTTACATCAGGTCTAGGCTGTAAAAGAGCCTCTGCATCTGGTCTAACATGAGGGGCCTCTAATTGAGGATGTTTAACATCAAAACACTCATAACAAGCTTTAACACCATCCCATTGAGTCTGTAGTGTCTTTAAACGAAAACGTTGGCTACATATATCGCAGATTCCGAATGCGTATTTAGCTGATGCAAAAGCCATTACTAAACTATCATTCTAGGAGGAAGAAAACGAGAACTCACTGAATCTATATCTTCAGAAGCAGCTCGATCAAATTCCTCATCATAAACCTGTTTTAAAAGAGCCATTCTATCGGGTGCTCTTTTCATTGCTATGTAATAAGCTAACCCTGCTGTCATACAAGGCAAAAATCTAAAAACAGTTTCCATGTTATTAGTAAAGTCCCCGGCATCTTGCATTCTAGTTAAAGCATAATAATAAATTACATCGGTAGAATTTTCAGGAGTGGGGTATAAATACACACGCGGTGTAATGTGTCTTTCTAAAAAGAACTGGTTAGGTCTAGCTTGTGCAGTTTTATTGGGTATATATAAATAATCTGAACGACTAAGCCTTTCTAATTGATAATCTTTGCTATCGCGTTGAACCACAGCAGAGGTAATGTCTACTATATCTGTTCCTAGATCTTGGTAGTTAGTTCCTTGTGTTACAGTAAAATTATGCTTGGTTATTAACCATTGATTAAGACCACGATTAGACCACTCTGCTATCATTATGTTCAAAGACCGTCTAGCAGTCTCCAAATCATATCCTGTGCGCAGTTCTAAACCACAACGTTCGTAAGCTTCTTCTATAAGCTCATCAACACTAAGGTCAAAAGATGTAGTTTCTGATGTAGCCATTTCTAGCCGCCATACATTTTCTTAGATTTCTTTTTAACTTTACCGCCGTGCTCATAGCCCATAACTTCGCCACCGCCCATGTAACCAGATTTACTTTTAGTCCAATCTTGGCCATTGCGAATAGCTTCTCTTCTGTTTCTCATTCCTGGCATAGTTTTCTCCGATTAAGCGTGAAACGCTGTCATTGTTCCAAAAGTGCTACGTGTGTATTGGACATAAATTCCAGCTGAAAAATAAACACCATCATCTGGCATTGTTACGTCTCTGGATACAGTTGCACTAGCAACACTTCCTAATTTCATTCTACTTGTTCCTACAGGAGAAGTTGTTAGAAAATCTATGGTTCCAGCTGTTGCTGAACTTACTATAAACGTTCCTTTTAATCTCCCCGGACCTGCAAAAATAACATCCGCCGCGGAATTATTGATTCCTGCGGATACGTTACCAGCTGGGTTACCAACTGCTGAAATACCTGATATTGTTTTAAAATATGAAGACCCAGTAGCTGTGCCTGCATTAGCACCTGTTATTGACTCTGTTTGGGAATCCCCATTAACATCAGTACCTGTAACAGTGAATGATTTAGCTGCATCATTCCCAGCAGAAAGAATAGTTACTACTCTTCCAGAATCAAGAGCAACCGCACCGCCAGAAGCCAACGCGCCACCTATTACAAGTGCTGCGTTATTTCCAACTGCTGCTGCTACTGATATGCCGTCAGCATCTAAGGCCGTGGTATCGGCGGTAATAAAGACCGCTTTTACGTCTGTACGTCCTGCCATGATTAACTCCTACTTATATATTAAGTTTAATTAATGAGTAATCAGTAGTTACATCAACCAACATACACGTACCAACGATATCTAAAATGTCGCTTGTTGCGGGGGCTACAGCACCAGCAACGCCTGCTGATCTCACTACGTTATGCCCAAGCACTATAGTTCCTGCTGTCAATACTGCTGCTGGTCCATAAGTTTGGAACCAACCGTAAGCACTGGCTGCCATGTCAACAACAGGGACACCCATTGCTGCGCCCGTTTCTGCTGCTGGTGCAACTAGAACGGCAGACCAAGGGTCTGCTATTAATGAAACTTTAGATGAAGTTGCTACTGCTGTAGCTAAAGCATCATGGGTTGTTATAACAACTGAAGGATCAGATGAGTGATCGTGAGCTGGGTTAGAAGCAATTTTCATACATTGTCCTTCGCCTGCACCATCATTAACATAAAGATAACCGTCTTTATACTGGTTAGCTGTTAAGTCAGTTCCTGCTGTTTCTATTGAAATCTCATACTCACCCGCAGCAACTGCTGCTGTAGGGGCTAAGTCTTGGTGATCTGCTTTAGTTCCAACGGCTGTTTGAACAAGTTTTCCTGCTGTTAATGCAACACCGCCTGCTAAACCGTATCTAAATACTCTATCACCGTAGTATAAAACTGATCCTAAAGGAATATCATTTCCTAAAGAATCGGTTACTGAAGTAGTACCACTTGCAAAAGGGTTAATAATTGAGTCTGGATTTGATCCTTTACCTGTAAAAAAATCGGTAGGTGCAAAACCTAGTATTGAACTTGTTCCAGTTGTGCTACCAATTTGGTACGCTCCACCTTCTTTAGTTCCGTAAGTAGTCTCTGCTCCTGTTGAGGAATTAACTCGATAAGTTATAAATCCGTTTTTGGACCTGACTGGTCCGCTAAAACTTGAATTCGCCATAATCTTTTCTCCTGAAAAAATAAGTCTTATCGTCTCGGCTTGTCTGCTAGGTCAGTCGATAAAACAAATATAATTATCCTAGTAATTCTACTATATCAGAAAAAATGGGGGTGTGTAAATAAAGTGGGCGGGTTGAGTAAGAAACCCCCGCCCGGGTTCCATTTAAGATAAGTTAAACTTATGCTCCAGGGCTACCAAATACTGCTCGTGGGTCGGACCAACCGAACGAGTATCTTTCTCTAGCCTTATAGCGAACATTCCCTGTATCAAAATCAGCTTCCATTGAAGTTCTGATTGGCGAACGATTAAACATTTTAAATCCGTTCGGACAATCAGTCTTAATGAACCATGCGTCAGTGTCGGTGAGGTAATGATTCACAGTGTAACCTTCTGGGACCATGCCCATGTTACGCATTGCGTTTATATCATTATCTGCGGTTCCGACTCTGCCTGGTGTTTCCAACAATCTGTCAGCAGTGAACTGTAGCTCTTTAGGAATGATCAATTTCGTTCCTTGTAGTGCTACTTTTAAACCACGCTCGTCAGTGTAAGCTGCAATATCAATCAACGCTTGTTCTAATGAAGTTTCGCTTAGATCCGATGCGGTAGAAAGTTCATTACGCAAATTAGGTCCACCCACAGTTGGGTGATCCGTTGCGCAAAGCTCTTTACCGTCGCCTCCGACGTAACTTGATGAGAATGCATTGTTTAATACTGAAGCCGCTTTGACTTGCTTGGTGTTCGACATGCTACGAGCAAGCGCGCGAGTGTATCTAGCCGACAATCTGTCGTATAAATTATCCTCGACCGCTTCTTCGGTGATGCTGAAAGCCAGTGCTATAGTTTCGTGAGAGTAGCGCGATGTGAAGGCCTCTTGAGCCGAATCAAATGCTACGCCTGCCCCTTCTGATTTAACGGGTGCTGCGTCAAAACCTGTCAACATTACTTCTTCTTCAAAAGCACGATCACTAGATTCGGTTTCATAAATTTCTTCATGTTCCCTATCATAACGATCATATTCGAGTCCGAATAATGCATTAAGTCCTGGAAGCAATTCTTTAACTAATTGTGCTCTACTAATAGCCATCTAAATTACTCCTTAAGTTCCTGCAACAGGACCTCTATAAGCATGTTCGTTAATTTGTACTACCAAATTAGCGTTATTGCTTCCGAGATCTCCGTTTGAATCATCTTGGACAACTCCTACTATTTTAAGCTGAAGTGCTTGAGTAGTTGCTATGGTGCTAGAGTCTAGTTCGCGAGTGGAGACGCCAGTTGTTGAACTTCCACCTATGCCGTCTGTGTCAGCATTTCTGCCAATACATGTTACAGCCGAAGCACCATCCGCTTGAACAACAAACAATTGATTAGGATCGTCATAGACATATACGTCTATAGCTCCGCCACCAAGTGCCGTTGTATCTGCTGGATAGTAATTCTTATAGGTAGGAGTACCGTCAGTAGCAACATAATATACATGTGAAAACACACCAACATTGTTAGCAGAACCAACTGCTGACCTGTTAATGTATCCACCTGCAAATATGACTAAATCGCCTTGATATATGGCGGTATCATATCCCGAAGGACTGATACTATATTTATTTGCTTGCTGAACGGCTGAACCGACATTAAGTCCCTTATAGGGTCTTAGGCCAAAGGCCTTGTCTACATTTGCCATTTTATTTCTCTATTTCCAAGAATTATTATAAAGGACTCTTAGTTCTTTGAACTTTGAGTCCCACCAATTGTTACGCGAGATTGTCTATCGGGTCTATTGATAGACATACTGGGATGAGTTCCTTCTTTCATCATGTCGTTATCTACAGCATCCATCTGGTTCTGCGTTTTACTCGCAAAATACTCAGATCTCTCCTGTATAGTCTCGACAGGGATTCTACAAAGAATCAATCCACCAACTCCTATCACTCCTGAGAACTTACCTTCATCAACGGTAGGAGAATCAAAGTCTGGGTATTCATCTGCTTTCACAGGGACCCATCCTTCACGAAGTCTAGCCATGACGTTTTTGGAATCGTCTTGACCTCTAACTTCCATTCTTACCCATCTATGAGCGTATCCATCAGGTGGTGTAGGTGCGTCCAAAGCGGACGGTGGAGCCCAAGGTTTGCGTGAGGATTTCTTCTCACGAGTCTGGGCTTCGCGTGGTTCTCGACTTTCGTCTTTATTATCTTTATTTGTCATGTTAACTCCACGTTATTCAACATATTTCGCGTACTCTTCTAAAGGCACACCCAATTTATTTGCTATTGCAACCTGTGAAGGTGTGAGTCTCACAGTTTTGCGCCCAGCTTTAGCACTGCGTTTAGCAGGGGCTACCGCCTGAGCGGGTCGGTTCGTTTGCGTGATTTCTCTGTCAAATTTGTCAGGGAAGTCATCACGAATTCTTTTATTAACTTCACTATAGTACTCATTACTTGTGGCGTCAAACCCTTCGTTCATGAGATCTTGGTGAATTACAAAAGAAGTCATAGTCATAGCACGGTCATTCCCAAACCAAGGATTGTCTTCCGCCCAAGATTGAGCTTTAGGATCCGGTTCAGGTTGTGGTGCAGGCTGCTGTTGAACTTCTTGATTAAACTGTTGTGGTGCTGCGACCTGTCCAGTTTTGGCAGATCTTTCTTGATTCAAGGCTTGTACACGTTGAGCCTCGACCGCAAGGGCAGCTAGTTTTTGTTGTGCATTCGTTTGTGTGTCTACGTCGGCTTCTTCATTCGCTTTTCTTAGTATGTTCTTCGTTGCTTCGGTTTCGGCAGTAATTCTATTTGCTTCTGCAATTATATAATTACCATCGAGATTCGTTTTTTGTTCTTGTAAAGTTTTATTTTCGGTTTGTACGTTTTTAGCGTACGAGGTAGCGGCTTTCTCACGACGTTCTGATTCACGAAGTTTAGCTGTAAGTTTGTCAATACGTTTCTTGACTCCTTTACTGTACTCTTCATGTTCACTTTCGTCTGTGGCTGCTTCTACTTCTTCTACAATTTCCTCTGCTGCACCATCATCCAACAACGGCTTGTCAGGCTGTTTGGGTGTGATAGGTAAAGCAGGATCTTCGTCTATTTCTATATCTACTTCAGGACCTGTATCATCTAACTGTACAAGTTCTTCCGAGGATCTTTTATTAAGGTCAGGCATGGTTCTTCTCCATGGTTATTAAAATTGATGCATAATTGCTTCTGGGTCAGGTACTGTAGCGATAATTTCATCATCGTTCAGTAGCTTTATTTCTCCGCCCTGTATCTGTATACGGGAGCCTGAGTATCTTCCTATCAATACCCAATCTCCTGGTTTACACCAAGGACCATCAGAAAATCTTTCTCCGTCGTACGCTTGTGCTCCGACTTTTAATACATAGCCTAAAACAGTTCCAGCTTGTTGCCTTTCCATTGTTTCACTTGTAAGAACAATACCTCCTTCGGTTTGTCCTTGGCCCCTGTACGGTAATATCATAATTCTCCACCCAGTAGGTGAAGGTAATTGGTCGAGTAGTTCTGAGTCTAGCTTTTCTGGGTTAAGCGTTGTTGCGTCACCTTTTTTCTTTCCTGAATCGTACGCTTTTTGAAGAGGCGGTTTTTCTTCTTCTTTTTTCTTCCATTCTTCTTCCATGGCTAAATTACTTGGGCTAGGCGTCATAAGTTATCTCCTGATTTTTTAATAAAGTTTTTACTTCTTCGCGGATGTAATTAAGCGCCGTTATTTGCCCAGTAAGATTTCTATAATGTTCCCAATCTTTTACTTCACTGTTGGTCATTATTTCTTGGATGTGCTGTTCTTTGGTATCTATGGCGCGCATTACAGCAGTCGCGAATTGTATTATGTCGATTTAGTGGTCCTCGGTGATTGATAGCCAGCGTTAAACATTTCCATTGCGGTTGGTTGATCTTGCGGTTGTTCAAAGTTTTGTAGCGGGGCTGGGACAGGAATACTTGTTATTCCACCCATATCTGGGGCTCCTGCCGGTCCGTATGGGTTGGATTGATATTGTCCGCTCATGTAAGGATTGTATCCCATAGCTGAGCCCCCTACTACATAATTCTGTGACATTTCGTTCATTTTTTGTTGCTCGGCGGCTTGAGCAGCGGCTTGAGCTTCAGCGGCTGTTGTTTGTTCTCCTTGCATCTGTGCAATAAGTTCTTGCAGTTGAGTCATGAAATCTGGCTCTTGTTCGCCAACGGGGGCATCAACCGCACCTCCGCCTGTTCCTGTTCCAGTGTCTGTTCCAGTTCCGCCCGTTCCAGTGTCTGTTCCGCCCGTTCCAGTGCCTGTCCCTTGCCCTACAAGAATATTGTCATAGTATTCTTTGTTACCTTCGTAGCCTTCTTTAGAAGTTCTAACCCAACCTGGAGGAACTGTGTAGCCTCCTGTTGAAGTCGTGTATGTTTGCCCTGTTGAAGGATTGTAATAAGCTACAGTAGCTTGCGTAACCATGGCGTCTGGTGGTGGGCGTATAAAACCTTCCCCGCTGTAATAGTTTTCTCCACCAAATCCAAAAGGATTTTTGTCCGTCGTCGGTTGACCACCGCCCACGGCAGCATCAACGGCTGCGGTTACTGGGTCAACAGTGGTTTCTTCTGTGTTACCCGCTGCTTGATTAACGGCTGCGGTTACTGGGTCTATTAGAGTTTCAGTTTGAGGTACATCAACGGTTACTTGCGGTTCACCATCATAAGGAAGACCAACTTTTTCTTGTGTATTGCCCGTTGCTTGATTAACGGCTGCGGTTACTGGATCCACTACAGTTTCGGTTTGAGCTGTTTCTTGTACGACTTCGGGCTCGCCTCCCATCTTGGCTATAGTAGCCATAATTTCTTCTTGGCTAGGAATAACGACAGTTCCACCGCCGGGCAGTGTGATTGTTTGCCCACTCATTTGAACAGGAGGTGAGTCCATTGTTGCTACGCCACTCGTTCCTAATGTTCCTAAATCCGCACTGGACGAAGCGCCCATGGTTGCGGGGGGAGGGGCTGTTGCCGTAGAACCACCGCCCACGGCAGCATTAACTGCGGTGGTTACTGGGTCTATGGCTTCGGCTTCGGCTGTTGCGCTAGTTCCTATATTTTCTAATACAGCACTAACGGGTGGTTCAACCGGGTTCCCGTCCATATCTGTTACGGTTACTGTCTCTGCGGCTGCGGCTTCCTCCATCGCAGGGGTTACTGCTCCAGGTTTCTTTACAAAACCTTCGCCCATTTTAAACGTGTAGTTACCTGATTTTATGGCTTCTTGCAAACTGTCATAGCCGTCATTCGCCCACCACTG